GTAGGAGATATTAATAATAGAAATGATACTCTTTATTTTAGAGACGTTGTTTCGGCTTTAGATAATGCTTTAACCAACGGGAATACTTATGATGATGTTAGTGTGACGGTTAACGGTTTATCTATTCCATTTCAGTTTTTAAATGGGAATATCCCAACTTTAACAAGCGTTGTTTATGCTTAATTCTACCGATATAGTAAAACTTCAAAAGCAACTTTTACCAAATGGGAGGGCTTTTTCAGTAGGAGAAGGAACGGTATTTTTGAGCCTTTTATCCTCTTTGGCTATCGAGCGACTTAATGCCATAAATTCAGGACTAGGTATCTTAAATCAAATAATACCCGATAATAACTATTTTACCACGGACGATGCAACGAGATTAGAAAATTTACTTGGTATTTACTCTGAGGACTCAAACACTTTAGAAAATCGTAAATTAGCAATTTATCGCAAATTACAGTTCCCTACAAACGTAAAAGGTAGGCAGCATAAAAGCTACCTTCAATACCAACTAACTCAGGCAGGATTTAATTGTAAAATATACGAATGGTCGGATATTAAAGACTTAGTCTTAAGCACAGAACATTCTTTAGACACAGAACATTCTTTAGACACCGAGCATATATCTTTACTTTTCCCTAGTTATAACCAAATAATTGCAAAATATATAGAACCTGAAAAAGAAAGTTCATTATCTTTGACTCTATCGAATGCAGTTAATGTTTTTTGGATTTCAAGCAGTGATTTTAATACTCCGATGACTTTACCCGCAAATAGGGTAACTGAATTTAGAAATATAATTTTACACATTAAGCCACTTTATACGGTTGGTTTAATTAAAGCCATAATATCATGAGAAAAACAAGCTCTTTACCTAATTCCATAGCGGACTCAACAGCCTTCCCGTTCGGGGCGATACAAGACAAAGCCACAGGGGTAACAGGTACTCCAGTAATTGAAGCCACATATTCAGACTTTATTCAAAATCTTTGGCATTTTGTAGCTGCGGCTGGAATAACTCCAAATGGACTACAAGATAATGTAACTAACGGATTTCAACTAGCAAAAGCTTTACAGGTAATTTTAGAACCAGTCGGAAGCGTACGAGATTGGGCTTCTTCGGCTTCGTTTCCTCCGGGATATGTAGCTAGAGATGGACGGTCATTGAGTAAGACTACATATCCTGATTTATTCTTAATAATAGGATATACTTATGGGGGCTCAGGTGATAATTTCAATATTCCAAATTCAATTGATAAATTTATCGTAGGTGCAGGCAATGCGTATTCAGTAGGTGCAACAGGAGGCGAGGCGACACATATTTTATCTTCTACTGAAATGCCATCTCACTCGCATAAAATGGTGGCAAACGACCAAAGTTCAGCACATAGCCCATCAGATTATCCAACTCAATATCTTCAAAAAAATAGCGATAACAGAGCTGGAAATAATGACTATAATTTACAGGTAGGTACAACTGCACCAACATTGACACCAACCGAAATCGTCGGAGGTGGAGGAGCGCATAACAACTTACCACCATATCAAGCAATGACCCCGATAATTAAAATACAATATGTTTAATGTTAATACATCAAGTTTAAACCGATTAACCGTAGAGCTTAAAAACTTACATAAGGCAGCTTTGCCAAATACGGTTCGATTTACTCTTAATGATTTGGCGTTTGACGTAAAAAAAAATACACTTATAAAAGGTCTTCATGACACCGATATGAAGATAAAAAGTGATTCATTTTTCAAAAAATATTCGGGCGTAGAAAAGGCTACTGGATATGACGTTGATAAAATGTATTCACAGGTTGGTATGATGCCATCCTTAGGTTCTGGGAAAGCAGATAGGACTATTCAAAGAATGAAAGAACAGGACGAAGGAGGTTCATTAAAACACTCGTCTATAGCTTTAGATTCAGCGAGGGGAACGCTTAAAAAAGGAAACTCACGAGCGAGAAAAGGGAATGAAAAAAGAGTCCGTGAGGATGCGATGCGGAAAAACCTTTATTTTTGGGGAAAACCTTTACAATTTGGCGATAATCAAGGATTAATCAAGGCTGTAACAAAATCGAAAATAACAACTGGTGGAGGTGGAAAAGGGAACGTAATTTTATACGGAAAATATATTTATGAAATAATAGGATTTGACCACATAGGAGAAGGAAAAAGGCATGAAAAGATTAAAATACATCTTCAAAGACTGTATTCTTTTAAACAAAATAGACAAGTTCACTTAAAACCTAAACATTTCACACAAAAATCTGGGCTTTTGACGATGAAAAAAGCGGAGGAGATTTTCAGATTGAACGCTTCTAAACAATTAGCAAAATGGCAATGAATTGGCAAAATAAACTAAATAACGTAAAATTTCAAATTATAACCTACGGGAATATTTCGTGGTATCCGTTTCTTATAACTAAATTTGAAAAAAATATTGAGTTTAACGGGACTCAATATGACTACATAGGTAAGCCCGGTTCATTCTTTGTCCGTAAGCAGCCAAAAGGACGCTCTTTTCCTTTGGAATTTGCCTTTCAGGGAGAAGCAAATCAAGATGATGCCTACTTATTTGAGCAAGCATCGCGTAATAGTTCGTCTGCTTGGACAATTATACACCCTTTTTATGGTAAAATATTATGTCATCCACTTTCCTTGATGATGGATAGTTCAGGGCTTAATTCCACCGTAATAAAATGTCAAGTAATTGAAACAACTGTACCAACTAATCAAAAGTACAATGTACCATCAAGGGTAAAGGTTGAAAATTTAGCTTTATTGGTGAATAAAAACGCACTTGCTTTACTTAAGACATCGCCTATAAATCTGCACATAAATGCTAAAGACTTACAAAAAGCGGTAAAACAGACTACAATAGTTGGAAACATCGTTTCTACAGTTACTAAGCTGGATTCTGAATATAAGAGCTATAAAAAGTTTATTTCAGTAGCGACAAACGAGCTAAATAACTATAGTGCAATAACTGAAACTTACCTGACATCTATTCAAAGCTTAATCTCCTTACCATCTATAGTAGCTTCAAATATAGGCAGTCGCATAAATTGCTTAGAAAGTTTGTTGACTTCAACTTATAACAGTATTTTAGGAGTCTCAAAACCAACGTATTTTCAAAATATATTTTACAATTTATTAGGCGTAATTTGTGTGTCGAAAATAGCAAGCTCTTTGACAGTTCAAAATGCAGGTGATTTTCAAACTCGGTCAGATGTTTTGTTTTATATCAATAAGTTACAGGCTGATTATGGTAGCTTTTTGACAGGATTAGCAGGATTAGAAGATGTGGATTATACACCAGATCACGATTTAATGTTTTCGCTTAACGAGCAAGTTAATAATACGTGTTTTTATCTGTATTCGATACTTTTTGAAGCAAAACAAGAGAGGACTTTTTATTGTGATAAAGACACAAATGTTATTTTATTGGCTCATAGGTTTTACGGGCTAGCATCAGAAGAAAATATTAATACTATCAAAGAGAATAACAAAATCGGGATTTCCGAATTATTTAATATTAAAAAGAATAGAGCGATTCTATATTATGTATGATAGTTTATATCAACGGAATAAAAAAGACTGACTTCTTAACTCAAGAGGTGAATTTGAATTACGATTCAATTTGTGATACATTTTCATTTTCTATGCCTTATTTAGGAGAGTCAATTTTTGCACCATTAAACTATTATCCGGTTGATATTTTTGATGATTCAGGGAAACGAAAGCTTTTAACTGGTGTTATTTTGAATCATCATTTTAAAAGCAACTCAAACGCCAACGAAATAACGATTTCGGGGTATTCTAAGACTGGAATTTTAGGGGATTGCCCAAATATACCCGATGGAGTAAAAACAGGAGAACAAAACAGCGAGACTCCGACAGCAGACCCGCTAAGTATTGAGTCTAACGGGGCGAGTTCCAACTTTGGAAACATAAGCTTATTAGAGTTAACAAAAACGCTAATTAAACCATTTGGAATAAGCGTTACCGTTGATGACATTGTAAAAGATAAAGTTAATGAAGCCTACGAAAGCACAACAACGACTTTAGATGAATCTGTTTCCGCTTATCTCTCTAAATTAGCTACGTTAAAGAATGTGGTTTTAAGGGGAAATGCTTATGGAGAGATTGTCTTCACACAGATAGATGATTCTGCCAATCCTGTAGTGAAATTTCAATCAGGTATTGATCCTTTAATTGAAATGTCGTTAGAAGTTAACGGACAACAGATGTTTAATCAGATTCATATTTCTGGACGTGCTGAATTAAACCAAGACGAAACAAAAGACGCTGACAATAGTGGGAACGCAGAATTAGCTATTAATCCACTTGTAAAGTTATCTACTCGTCAGACTTTGAAAGTTCAAGGCACTGAGGTTACTTTAATAAAAGATGTTGCAAAGGCAGCATTAGCAGATGAACTTAAAAATATAACAGTACATATTGAAATAGTAGGTCAGAAATTGCAAAAAGAGGAAGATGATAACGGAAATATAATTTTAACCGAGCTTGCTCCAGGCAATTTAGTTGATATTTATGCGCCTGATATTTTCATTAAAAAAAGCACTAAGTTCATGATACGGTCAATAGTTTTTAAGGAAAATGCAAAAGAAAGAACGCAATCAATTAAATGCGTTTTGCCTCAAACAATGACCGGTAATACTCCAAGTTTAATTTTTGGATAATGGATATAATACAAGTAAAATCAACAGCTTTAACGAATGCAATACGATTTATTAAGAATAAATTTTCGTTAGATGCTCACGATTCAGTACAGATTGCCCCATTTGGGGATGATTCTGTCCCACTTCCAAACATTAAAGGGATTAAGAGCAAGACAACAACCGATGCAATTCATGTTATTCTTGGTTATTTTAATAGAAATTTAAAGGCTAATCCAGGCGAAAAGAGGCTTTATTCTTTGAAAGAAGATGGTACAGAAAGTTCTTATTTATACTTAAAAAATGACAGCTCTTTTGAGTTAGGTTGTTCTGATGGATTTAGAATGACATATAATCCAGAGGATAAAACTTTAAATGTGAATTGTGATTTAATTGTGACTGGAAATATTAAAGCAACTGGAGAGGTGACAGCAATCAGTGAGACTTTGCAAATTAATCTATCAACTCATAAACATACATCTCCAGCGGGTCCAACTGGTTCACCTATACAGACAACATGAGTGCATTAGATGATTTAAAAACAGCATTAAAGGCGGCATTTACTCGTGAGATTACGGAAACTAATCAAGCGGATGCAATCGAGAATTTGTCAAGCGATATAGGGGATGCAATCGACCCTTTTGTTGCGAGCGGATCGATAAGTAAAGATGTAAATAATCTTACTTATTATTATACAAAAACGCAAAGCGATGCAAGATACAAGATGAAAAAATTTCAAATCCCTGCGGATGGGATTGCAGATGACAACACTGGTATAATTTCAGGGACTTCAAATTTCGATCTACCAACTGATTTTGGTTCAGACATGTTTGTACAGGATGGAAGTATGCTTGCGCAATACACAATAAATACAAGCGTTACACCAAAAACAATTACATTTAATTTAGTTCCTTTAGCAAATACATGTTTCTTATTTTATTGCAGCTTATGAAAAAATTAATTCTATTATTATTTTTACTCCCTTTGTTTGCAACGGCTCAAATCCAAATGAGCCAAGTATCTGGGTTAATACCCAAACTAAACTCAAAGCAGGATTCTATCGCAAAAGGAACAGGATTCTTGAAGCGTGTTGGGTTAGTTTGGAGTTACGACAACTCTAACTACTTAACATCGTTCACCGAATCTGATCCTATTTATTCGGCATGGAATAAAAGTACAGGGATAAGCATTACCAAATCACAAGTGAGTGATTTTGGCACTTATCAATCACCTATATCTACAGGCACAACTTCTCAGTATTTTAGAGGAGATTTATCTTTAGCTACCTTTCCGACTTTGTTTAGCGGAGCATATTCTGATTTAACTGGGAAACCCACTTTATTTTCAGGTAGTTATTTGGATTTGACAAATAAACCAACTATCCCAGCAGCACAGGTTCAAACAGATTGGAATGCTACTACCGGACTAGGTGTATTACTTAATAAACCTTCATCATTACCAGCAAGTGACGTATACTCATGGGCAAAAGCATCTACAAAACCTAGTTATTCGTGGTCTGAAATTGCAAGTAAACCTACATTACTAAGCCAATTTACAAATGATTTAGGTAATTATGGAGGATGGATAACTGGAATTAATTCAAGTATGGTAACTGCCGCCTTAGGATATACGCCTTATAGTAGCTCTAATCCGTCCGGTTATATTTCTTCGTATTCTGAGACTGACCCTATATTCGTTGCGAGCCAAGCACATAATATTACTTCTACAGACATAACTCACTTATCAAATTTGAGTGGTAGTAATTCAGGCGATGAAACATCGACTACAATCAAAAGCAAATTAGGCATAACAACATTATCAGGTTCAAACACGGGAGATAATGCAGTAAATTCATTATACAGCGGATTAGTTTCAAATGCTACACATACAGGCGATGCAACAGGCTCGACCGCTTTGACTTTAGCAACCGTTAATTCAAATATTGGCACTTATAACAATGTTACTATTAACGCTAAAGGACTAGCAACAGCAGGAAGCAATGTTGGTTATTTGACAGGAATTACGAGTGGACAAGTTACAACAGCTCTAGGCTATACACCTTTAAGTAATGCGACATCGTTCAGAACAGTTAACAGCGTTTCGGTAGTTGGTAGCGGTGATATTTCGATTAATCCATTTCCCGGCTTTGGCACAGGTAATGGAGCAGCATGGGGATATTCTGCCCACCCTACTACTATTGTAGGATATGGAATAACTGATGCTCCATGGACTAATTATTTGCCTTTATCAGGAGGAATTTTAACTGGTGCTGTTCAATTTAATGCTAACCATTTAAATTTCAATCAATCTGGAGTTAGAGGATGGGATGTTTATGCTTCGGGCGGAAATTTCAACATACAAGATGGTGATGGAGCTGGACTATTTAAATTTAACGGTTCAAATGTGTACACTGCATCGAATTTAAATCCAATTTTAAATCAAAATACATCTCCTCAAGCAGCTAATATTTGGATTAACGGGGTTTTAAAAACAGATGGTTTATTAAGTTTGAATTATGCAATGTCCGGTACTAACGCATATCATGAGTTGAATAGGAATGTCATAACAACTGAAAATATGCTTAAATGGAGCACGAATGGAGCTGCAAAATGGTATTTAGGACAAAGATCTATAGGGGAGGAAGGATTTAGTTTATACAATGCAAATAATGGTACTCAGGCGTTATATTTCAGTCCATCAGGCGCAGCCACATTCTCTTCATCCGTTACATCCGCCTCTTTCTCTGGCTCAGCCTCTGGACTTACAAACCTCCCAATAAACCTGACAACAACAGGCACATCGGGGGCAGCAACTTATACGCAGGCAACTAATACGTTGAATGTGCCGAATTATACTAGTGGAGTTTCAAGTGGGGCATCAAGTGGTATTTTAGTAAATATTACTTCTGGGGCTTCTTCAATTACACACGCTTATGGATATTGGGAAAATGTAGTTGGAAATATAACAGCTCATTATACAATCACATTTGTTGCATCTGGCTCTGTTGGAAGTGTGGTTTTATTAAGTTTTTCTCCGTTTCAAAACCAGACAGGAACTTATTCAATCGGATTCTGTACAATTCAAGATGCATCATCGACAGCTCCAGCTAATGGAAACATATATTTTTACAACAATTCTACAATATATACTACGGCAAAGACAACAGTTTCATCGGGGAGCACTCAAATAATAAATGCAATAATCACTTACAAATAACCCGCCATCACGGCACATAAAACAAAAAAAATGAAAAAAACAATTTTATTATTCGCTGTATTATTAACAGCAACGTGCGTTTTCGCACAAACAGATACGGCATCTGTAACAACAGTTACAACCATTGGGTCAGCAAGTATTTATGACATCCTTTGGAATTGGATATCTTCTCACGCTTGGTATTCAATCGTTATCACTGTTGCGGTTATTTTGGAACAAATTATCCCTCTAATTAAGTGGATTCCGGGCAATTCGATTGTTGCAGCAATTTGGGGCTTTCTAAAAGAATTAATTGCTTTTATTTCCAACAAAAAAGCGTAATAAAAAGAAAAAGTTTTCCATTTTATTAAATAACTATTTGTAAATAAGTTATTTAGTTTTTGATAAAATAGAAAAAGTTTCCCAAAAAGATTTTTATTAGAATTTAATTTTATAAAAAGTTTGCAAAATGAAAGAAGTAGACGAACCAAGAACAGGCGGTGGGAGCGCACCTCCTCCAGACCCAAAACCGCAATAATATGCTAATCAAATTAGTAAAATACTATCCTGTCATTATGAACATATTTATATTGTTCGTGATGGTAGGGTGGATATTTAATTTTAAGTCTGTGCAAATTTATACATTCATAGGACAGAGCTTTTATTTAAACTTGATAATCCTTATTTTATCGTATAAATTTAAATTCTGCCTGTGGCATAGAATACTTATCTACTCTATGAGTTTCATTCTGTTGTTAGAAACATTGTCGTTGTGTGGTATTTACTTAAATTATTATTTATATATTTGTAGTTGTATATTAATTTTATCATTACTAACTTCGGCTATTCTATACTACAAAAATGGATGCTTCAATAAAGGAACTATCAAAAATATTAAGAAGCATTGCAAAATGGATTGATAAAGGTAACTGCAATGAAATTTCAATCGATGATTTTAAGGAGTTGACAAGAAACTTGTCTGAGATTGACAAAATAACAAAAAAATATGGATACTCAAACCGTAACACTTTTACAAATACTAGGCTCCGCAGTTGGTGGGGGTGGTTTATTTGCTCTCGTAAAAAAACTGTTTAGTTCTAATCAGGTTAAAGAACTCAGCGACATTATTAAGACAATGGGCGAAAGGATAGACGAACAAGACGTAAAGATATCCGAGCTTAGTAAAAAGGTTGATGAGTCCGATTCTGCACGAATTGAATTAAGTGATGAATTAAACAGATACAAATTTGCTCATACGTTTATGGGGCTATGTTCAGCTAAAGAAACATGTCCGATAGCAATGGCATTAAATAAAAAATAAATATGACACTTGAGCAATTACAAAAAATAGCGGTCAATACTAAATTAGCACGTTTAGAGTTATTTTATCCATTTTTAATTAAGTATATGACACAGTACGAGATTGACTCAAAAGGTCGTATCTCTGCTTTTATAGCACAAGCATTACACGAGAGCGGAGGATTAAAGTATACTGCTGAAATAGCATCGGGTAAAGCATATGAAAATCGCAAAGATTTAGGCAATGTAAAGGTTGGCGATGGTGTTAGATTTAAAGGGCGTGGATTAATTCAAATAACTGGTCGTTCAAATTATGCCAAAATAAGCGTTTCTACAGGCATAGACTTTTTAAATTATCCTGAGTTATTAGAAACTATTGAAAACGCTACAATGTCAGCTTGTTGGTGGTGGAATTCGCGAGGGTTAAACAAATATGCAGACCTAGGAAAATTCAACGATATAACCAAAATAATCAATGGAGGTTATAACGGTATGGAAGAACGACAAAAGTACTACGATTTAGCACGAAAGGTATTATAAAAAAGCGACTCAAAATTAATTGAATCGCTTTAAAACGAAATAACTCTTGTAAAATCAAGGGAGATTAAATAAAAATTATATAGCGTTTATTTTTTTATTGTTTTCTCATAAGTTTTGCCCGTAGGACTTATTAAATTAGTACTAATTTTTCTTAAGAAGTGACTACAAAGTAAGGCAAAATATAAATACAAACCAAACAAATAAACATGTTTTAAAACATAAAACTCAACATTATGAACAAAATATTAGACTTTATCAAAAAAAACTACATTTTACTAGGTGTTATCGTAATTCTTTCCATAATTATAGCCATATTTGCAACTGTTTCCAAAAAGGAAATAGTTCAACAGCCAGATACAGGCGTTTTCTGGCACACTAAATATGATTCTATACAAACGGTTGATTTAAACGAAAAGATAGAAATTTCGCAAGCACTGCAAGCCAGCGAGGCATCATACGCTAAGTTATATAAGTATAAAGTAGTTTACTTGAAAATAAAATCTAATTCAACCGAAAATATCGCTCGTAAAGATTCAAATATAAATTGCAACAAAGCTTTAGACGATAAAAATTCACTTATCGGTGGGTTGGTTGGAATTATTAAATCAGATTCAACCCAAATTAGTGAATGTCACAAAGAAGTAATTTTAAAAGACTCGGTAAATATCCTAAGCAAAGAAGATATTGTATTCTTAACTAATGCAAATTTAGAAGTTAATAATGCTAATGCGATACTTCAAAAACAAGTTAGTCGAAGTTTTATCGAAAAACACGGTTTAGAAACTGGTTTTGGTGCTGCGGTTATTTTAGCTACATTTGCAAAGTTTGTTTTGTTCAAATAGTTTTTCATAGTGTTTATTTTAAAAAGCGCATCCCTGTGAAGAGATGCGCTTTTGTTTTAAAATGGTAAAACATTTTTCTTTATTCGCAATGACAACCCAAATTTTATTGTTTTATCGATAAGCATTTGCTCTCCGCCTTCCCGAAGGTATTTATCAGGCGTTACTCCTTTATCTTTTAAAAAATACCATGCTATATGAGCATTTATTGATAACTTTATTGATATTGGATTATCTGCTTTAGTTCTCATATAGTTATAAAGAAAAGTAAGACAAAATGTGCTTATAGCATAATGTTAGCAGCAACCATAAAAGAACGACCGGATTAGCAACCCCGGTCGTTCTTTTATGGTTTGAGAGTTGTATTATAAAATCTGATTGTCTACGTATAAAGGACTGTAACCAAAATCGACAATAACAGGTATAAGTTTTTCGATTTGATTTGTAGTTAGATTTCGCCCAGGTTCGTTGTTCAAAAATTTACGCAATGTTATAGCGTTTATTCCCGCTTCTTTTGCTAAGAACGAAGCAGAAAGCCCTCGCCTTCTGCGTTCATTCTTTTCTGAAAAGAATAGTTCTATATTTTCAAGTTCGCTCATTGTTTAACGAAATAGTAAGTTTCACCTTCAAAATCGAAATTTATACACTCAGAACCATCATAGTTACGAAATGAACCATCTTCATTTTCTGCGACCTCGCTGGCTGTTTTTTCGTCATAAACATGATAAGAAGTATTATTTTCGATAATTGCTTCGATAATTGTTTGATTGAAAGTTTTCATAATAAAAATATGTATTAAAGTTTTGAAAATTCAATATTTAACTCGTAACCTAACTTTGACATAATAGCAACTAATTTGTCAGATGTCAAAACATTGCGACCTCTGCATATAGTTCCTTTTTCAGCACCGTTATCCCTTGTTAGTTCAAAATAATCACAAACGCCTTTTTTTTCTAAATCAGTATCGACGATAGTAAAATTCATTGTTAGTTCGAATGTGTAGTCAATACTGTTATTTGATACATTAAATTTTTCAACTAAAGTTTTTTGATTATTAAAGGATATTGTTTTCATAATATGTATTTTTTAAAGAAACAGCTTCGTTGTTGTTTCATGTATCAAAGATAATACATTAATCAATATGTTGTATCTTTTATGATACATATTTAATGTTTATTAATGTTTTAGCATTGATTTGCTAATTTTTATAACACATTTCCCAAAATTTCAAAGAACGCATTTAAAAATTAAGAAATGGCTGACTGCTAACACAGGCCTATTGATATTTGCCCGCCTTGTGCGTTATCGAGGTTTTGTGTTCCGGTTGTCATTTTGTGCGTTTATGAAAGTGATTTACTCGCAAATTGGCAAAATACCCATAGCCTTATTTGTTATGCGCAAGCCTAAAAAGAAACAGCGTTTATCTGCCATGCATACCTTTTATCACCCGACTTAATTGGAGACAAATCTTTTTTAAGAATAGTTCCATAATAAGTACAATATGGTATTCCATTTGCAGAACCAATTGTCATTTGTATTTTTTCGACTTTTATATAACCCATGTGGTCTTTGAAAATATCCCCGACTGATATTTTATTATTTGAGAAAGCATATATTTCTCTAACTTCTTTTAGTCTTTTATCTCTTTGTTCGTAAATTTTACGAACTTCAATTTTAAATTCTTCTTGTGTCATGATTTTTATTTATAAAATGAATATTTTAAGAAAAGAAAGAAAGGCAAACGCATAACATCATGTACAGGCATTTGCGGAAATACCGCAATTTGCCCATACATCTACGTTATAGGCTCAAAATTACTATTTAATAATTAAACAATCGCATTAATTTATATGTTATACAACATATTTTTCAATTATTTCATCACTCAAATTCCGATACTCCAAGTAAGTCACATAACGATATTTAAACCGTTCTACAGAATTGTAAATCGAAGTTCTATCTTTATTAATCATTTCGCCAATTTCAGCGAAAGAATACTTTTCAATCATCAGATTGACGAATATATCTCGTAAGTAGATTAGATATGGTAATCGAGACTTTAAAAGTTCGTTTGTAAATATTACACCGGATGATTTCTCGAATTTTATTAGTTCGGGATGTTTGTAGCTAATGTCAAAAAGGTAAATCGATTTCTTTTTCATAAAATGATGTGTTTGGAACAAACTGTACGGTATTAAAACTTGGTTCGTATTTATTTTCATCCCATATTTTTTTAAAGTGTTCATCGTGCTTAAATATAACCCTTGCATTTCTTTCTCCCTCTCTGTTTTTAGCGATTATTAGCTGTCCTCGGTTCTTCCAACTGTTATTATCTTCGTCTGTTGTTTCTTCGTTGTAATAACAAGGTCTGTGAATGAAGATAACCACGTCAGCATCTTGTTCTATATTCCCGGACTCTCTCAAATCCTCCAATGTTGGGGATTTAATAACCGCCCCTTTTATTGGTCTATTAAGTTGAGCGAGTAAAATAATTGGTATATCAAGTTCTTTTGCCAAATTCTTTAGTTCTCTGGTTATATATCCAACTTCTAAATCACGAGTGCCAAATTTTAATCCTGTTTGAATAAGTTGAAGATAATCAATAATCAACTCACTTAATCTTCCTTCTCGTTTCATTTTCCTTGCAATACTTTTTATATTATGAAGAAAAACAATATTACTATCATCTGCAATGAATAAGTTTAACTTTGAAATGTCAGTTATCATATCATCAATTAGTCCCCACTCCTGAGTATTTAATTGACCCGTTTTAATTTTATAGAAATCTATCCCATCGTGTTCGGTTATCATTCTTAAAATTAATTGAATTTTTGTCATTTCGAGCGAACAGAATAAGCAGTTATTACCATCTTTAGACCCATTTTTTGCGAAGCTAACAGCTATTTGAGTTTTCCCCATTGATGGTCTACCCCCTATTACTATCAAATCAGGGGCAGAGAAGCCACCATTTAATTGCTTATTCAAATCTTGTAGTCCAGTATCAATTCCTGTTTTAACTCCATTTTGGGCGTTATATTGCTTTTTTTGGATATATTCTATAGCCGAATTCAAAGAGCACTCAATATCTGAAATTTCCGTTTCTGAATTTCCTGTTGATATGTCGGTAAAAGTTTTCTCAACGAATTCTATAATATCACTCACATCTGTTGAGTAGTCATAAGCCATAGTTTGAACTTCGGTACTAAGTGCTATTAATTTCCGGGATATTGATTTTTGTTTAATAATATTTGAATGATACTCTATATTTGCAGCCGAAGCAATATTCATGGTTAAAAGCGTAATTGCATAAGCTCCACCTATATTTTCAAGCTCTCCCATCTTGTCAAGTTCATCAACCACTGTTAATCTGTCAATAGGATTTTGTTTGTTGTAAAGATTTTTTATTGCTAAAAATATTCTTTCGTGCGTGATTTTATAGAAATCGTTAGGATTAAGATTTACTTTGTTTATAGCTTCTTTTTCCAACATTAAAGCCCCTAATACTGCTTCCTCAATGTCTAATGCCTGCGGTGGTATTTTGTCAAATGAATTATTTTCTTGTTTAGCCATAATATTAAAAAAGTAACTGTATGTTTCTATTTAGTTCAATTTTCCAAAGATTTATATCTTCACTAGCTTTGAATCCTACGTGATTTATTTTACCCTTCTCCCATGTATTGTAATTTTCAAACCCAAGATTTTTCCAAAACAAATTGCTCTCTAAATCAACCCTACACCGTAGGGTAAAACTAGTGCGTCCAAATGTTTCACAAAAATCCCTGCAAACTTCTACAAGTGCTTTACCATAATATAATCTTCTTGCGTCATTTCTTACTGCTATTTGCTGTATCTTGGCATATTTAAAGCTTCCCATTCCGGGAGTTATTAATACATATCCTACAGCATCATTATTTGCTTCACATATAAGCACGATAAAATTTCTTTCTCCACCAAAAACATAATTTTACCATATCGTTTTTTGAATAAAACCGACTGCGTATGAATTTTCTTTTTGTAGCTTATCAATTAAATGCATATCTTTTATTGTAGAGGTTCTTACAGAGATGTTTTTTATTTTATCATCGTAAAGAATATTTATCAGTCCTGTTGCGCAATCAAATTTTCCTAGATTCATAATTCTTCTTGTCTTAACAATTCATCTGCATATTTTAAAGACCACTCTACAATTTTTTGTTACCCAAGGCAAACAGTATTAGGATTAGTATTTGCTAATAATCCTTGCATTGCCATTGTTGAAATATAAAGTCTTTTAGATATCCCATGACATTGTGGGTTATCATAAATAATTGGGAACGCTGAATCTTTACCTAATTTTTCTGTTTTCATAATTTTTCTTTTAAAAAGTTTCTGTTTTGCGTCCATATTAGTCAGTTGTTTTATAAATATTACTTTGTTTTGTTTCTCCAAATTTCGGCTTCTCATTTTTTAGCCAAGTGGCAAGTCTTTTTGATATTTGAAATGTTTCTTGTAGTTCCCAACGCATTTTAGTTTCTGATTTATTTAACTCGCTCCAATATTCAAAAAAATCTTTTACCATTTCAGCAGTATATAATCCACCCTTGTTTTTAGTAAATGGATAGAGTGATTCTTTAAAAACAGAAATTCTTTTTTGTGTGGCAGCTTTTGCTGCTAATATATTCTTTTTCTTATTCTCTTCTTCTTCTTCTTCTTCTTCTTTTTCTTTTTCTTCTTGTGGATGTGTATATGTACTGTTTATATACTGTATCAATAGTGTATCTTTTATTAATTTAAGCTCCTTACCTATACATGATTGAACTTTTGGAGATGTACTTCCATTGTATTTTAACCAATTTTTTATAGCAACTTCTTTTGTGCATTCATTGTATTTTATTTTACCCAATTTTTCAAACTCTTTAAGCAGTTTAGATACAGTATCTATACTATACCCCAAATCATAGGATATTTGTTTTTTTGTTATCTCGTAAATTCCGCACTGAGATGTTCTTTCATTGGTAAGAATATATAAATAAAACAATTTCTTATCTCTTTCAAGTTCGCTCGTAAAGCTATCGCTCCAGAACGATGTATGTATTTTTCTAAATACAGCCATAATTAAAAGCCCTCATCGATTAATTTATAATCACGTTGCTCATCAAATAATAAGCCGTCTATACCATATTTATAATTATAAAAACGTATTGAATCGATAAAACCAAAACTTAATGTATTTGAGGAGTCATTTTCAAATAAATCTGTTAAATATATAAAATCTCCGTTACTATCAGTTTCCTTCCCTATTAAAGTAATATTCAATTTAAAATTAAATATTCTCCTTTTTTCAAGATATTGTTTTATTCCTTTGCAATATCTTATTGCTTGTAAAAATGCTGATATTCCTATTTTATCTTTTTTTAGTTCAAAAATAGTTATTATTAAATGTGAATTATCGTGTTCAAAAATATTGCTTCTTTCAACTGAAATTAAATCAGATACGCCATAATTACCTATTTTAAGTTGCCTATATAACCTTGTTCCATATACTCCAAGTAATCCCCTGTCTAACAATTTTTCCTTATCCGATTCCCAGATAATAGTCTCTAAATCTTTTTCCAAAAAGTCCATTTGAATAAATTTTAAAATGTTTATAATTATTTTAGCCGAAAAATTACAACTTAATCAATGTCAAATTCATAATTTTTTTAGTTTCTACTTTTTTATCCTCAAAATTAACTGTTAGCAGGATGTCAATCCGCCACTTTAATTTTACAGGGTCTTCCCATATCCAATTATCTCTAATCTTCCGGTCAATCTTCAACCAACCCATAATTATTAAATCTTTATATAGTCTACGCCATCAATTCTTTCAACGGCTAATTCTCCGTTTTTTATCTTTAAATCAATCGTAGGTCTGCTAATCATGTATTTTTTAGAATAATTAGACTTACTCATTAAATCGGTTCTAATTGTTATTCGCTTCATAAATTATTTATTTTTTTTGCATGATACTAAAACTTCAACACACAGCTGTTCAGGAATTCTACTTCTTTCGTAATGTCCTTTTATTCCTTGAGTTCCGGTTTTACTTCCCCTTGGAGCTGATTCGTGATGACAGTGTTTAATGTTATTTCTAAAATTGTGACACTCAGGTCTCGGAATCCATTTTTTTGAATTAGTCCATATATCAGTTGGTTTTGCTCTGTCATCCCCATATTGACAATACCAAATAGTGTGACGTTTAAACTCCTGCATAAATGGCATCTTGCGAAGCATTCCCCGGGGATTTTCAATAAAAAATACCATATTTGGGTTTATCAGCAACCACTTTTTAATTAATTTTATAAAGTGCTTATTTACTCTATCGCATTTTATAGCGTAATCACTAAATGGTTCGATTGAATTTCTTCTGTGTGTGCTGCACGCAGCAATTGTATATGTTGTGCAATCTGGAGAAGCCCATAATACGTCAGGTATAAATGGTATGTCGCTCAATTTTAAATTCTCTATGTCTATTGATAAATCAATATCTTTGTATTTCTCCCAATCTACAGAGAATACATTCATTCCTAACCTTTCGGCAGCACGACCAATTGACCTACTACCAGCGAATAATTCTAATACTTTCATATTTTACAATGTGTTAATGTTTATTGAAAATTAAAGCGGTTTTTACTCCGCTTTATAAATACAAAGATAGATAAAATAATTTAATCTACAAATAGATAACATCTAATTTTAGTATAAACTTTCCGACAAAATGCTCAATACAAGCACCTTTTGAATCTTTCCAATTAGACATTAACGCTATATGTGTACATTTACGCAACTCTAGTAAATCCGATACCATGTAGCAGAACCATGATTTAACGCCTAAAAACGGATTAATTTGAAGCGGATTAATTATATCATCGAAGCTAAACCCAAAATCCGTCGCAACAGTTTTGTACGCCTCCAAAAAGTTTTTTGTGTATTCTTTTTCGGACAGACCCGAAATTTTACATGAGATGTATATTTTCATATTAAAACATGTTTGAATAGAAGTCAACATCGGACTTCTTTAGGTAATTGTACAGAGGTTGTGGAATCATAATATTTTACCATGTTTAATAACAAAATACAATTTTCCTTCTTCTGCTCCCCATTCTGGATTTCCGGTTCGGATTTCAATTCCTTTGTGTTCAAGTTTTATAATGCGTTCTGAATCGTCTAATTTTGGATAGCCGTAAGTCATTATATTTGAATCAAAGGTTTTAAACTCTGAATTTCCAATTAAAGAAATTATCGTTTTTTCAATTGATCTATTTTCAAAGAAATTTAAATGCCACCATTTTTTAGACATTGATTTTCCGTAATGCAATAGAAACTCATTGCAAAAATAAGGCGTAATTTCACGATAATCCTCTAATTTTATTTTTTGTTTGGTCATTTCAAACCAATTGAGTTTAAGTGATAATTGTAAGTTTTTCATTTTATAAATTGTTTATATTCTAATCGTTCTAACATTTGATAAGTAAATTGGTATACCTTGAAACCATTCGATTGAGCGATATTTAATTTCATTAAGTCAGTCTCATATCCTACACCGCCCCTAGTGTGCCTGCCATTCGTAAATTGCCCTCCATTCACCTCGACCAGTACATTTATGCTAGGAAGGTAAAAATCGGCTCTAAAAAGGCGTTTTGTTGGCATTATGTGAGAGTAAATAATCTCTTTACCATTTAACTTGCTGCATGTATTTTTATCAATAGAAAGAAGGTATTTATTCAATTCCTGATAAAGTGCAGTTTGTTTCGGTGTAAGGTTACTCATTTTCTTCAATCGCTCCTTTAGTTTGAGCTAGTGTTTATGTGGTATTGCTTAAGTTCGTACTTTTTGCACGTATTAGCAACGATTAAATCGTTTTTACGCTTAAGTTCATCCTTTTTAATCTGTGCTTTTCGGATTACTGCATTTAACTTTACGATTTCAACATTTTGCACTTCCTGTTTTTCCAATATTTCGGTTATACAAGTGTCTGTTTTAGTTGATAGTTCTTTGCTTATTTTGTTTTCTTGTTTTAAAAGTTCAGGGTTATCGTATATATTTCCAATAATTTCAAGTGTTTCGTTTAATTTATTAAGGTAATTTGAAACAATACCATCTGGTTCAGATGCGATTGCAATTAGAACATACATTGCGAGTGAATTTGAATCAATTGCATCTCCTGTAATGTCAATATCATTTTCAAAAATCTTTGTTCCGTTCTTATCGGTTAATCCGGTGAATTTACCTACTGTTTCAGGAATAACTTTAAAGCATGGTTTATCTATGCACCAATACCCTTGATTGCCATATTTTGATATGGTTTGTGAATACTTTGATAATTGAGATGTTGATTTATTTTCCAATATATACAACTCATCGTTCGAATGAATCAAGTCCCCATGTACCCATTCTTTTGATTTGGCTTTTATTCCTCTAAATAGATTTTCCATTTTGTTTTGATTTTAAAATTTCTTCTCTTTGTATCCCGATAACACTTTTCTGAAATTCATTTTCTTCTTTCAGTTTTTCAATTTGTTCTCGTTGATTTTGAATTATTTCATTTTTTTTCTTAGAGAGAACTCCCTCTGCTTTGTATGCACTTTTGTAAAATGAATTTTCTTTAATAAGATTTGAAATTTCAAAAGCGCCAACAAAATCCATAATTTCACGCATTCGTTTGAGTTTCCTGTTAGTATTTTTAACTACAGTTTCAAAAGCCTTTGCGTGAATAGTCTTTGCGTAAACTCCGTTAATTCTTTGTGGCATGGGTTTCAGATTTAAATTGGTTCTATTGTTGCCTTTGTGATGTCGCCAAGTCTGCCAGATTGTAGAACTAATGTCAATTTACACCCTTTTTTTACTTCGTCTGAAAGAGTTTTAAGTGTATAAAAAGGTTTTAAATATTTACTCCTAATTGTCTCGTCGGTAGGCTCAATGTATGTCCTAAGATTACATGCCCCACTTTCGTATTGCATTGCTGAAAACCTTGTCCGTTCAGTTTCTATAGCAATCCAATCGTTTATTCCGAGTCTTTTTAATTCTGAATTTATAAATTCAGTAAACTGTTTTGTTGTCATACTTTTAATTTTAAATCCAGTACAACTGGATAGTTTTTAAATCTATCTATTATTTGATTACTCGTCAACTCTGCGTCAACTTCAATAGTAAAATCAAGACTCAATATCGGCAGAATAAAATAATCGCTTAATTTTACTGACTTCCTATCGTTTGCTTTTGACTTGATTTTAGCAAGTTCTTTCAATCCTCGTTTTCTTGATGCTTCGCCTGAAATTTCTTGGCGTAAATCAAGATTTGATAGATTAGTCTTCTTTGGATATGACATTACGATACTACTTTTGGCATAACTAAACCTTTGCTTTTATACTCCATGTCCACGCAATTCACATAGATGGATCGATTCTTTCCGTTGAAAGTAAGTTTTATTTTGTGTTTGTAAGGTAATGCGCATTGAATTTTTGTAATTAATTCAGGGTCTAACCCAATAAACTCGGTAGATTCTGGTTTATCTAAAAATAAAGCTTTATAATTTGGGAAAGGTCTATCAACTTGATTGAACAAAATAACTTTTTGTCTTGTTCCATTTTTGATATAAAAACCATCTTCTTTTATAGAAACAATGTCGCTTTTTAGCAACTCGGCATAATCGTTTTTATGAATGAATTTTCCGTTTAAAATTGATATTTGTTCAGGCTCAAAAGATGAGCATTCAGCCACATCGTTAACTACTAATACATTAGAATCTGTAGCAATCATGTTTCCATCTTCAAAAAAGATATTCTCTAAAACTGGTCTTAGATTATTCGCATTGCAAATTTTGTCGATGCGGCTATTTTTGTCGAAATTAATTCTTAGTTTATACATAATGTTTATTTTTTAATTTATAATTCTCAAAATTACTATATTTATTTCAATAAAAATGCGTTGTAAATATGTTTTAAAACAGCTATCAGAGATAAATTATTATTCTCAGGTGCAAATTTAAGGATGCCTTTACATCCAATTTAAGTTTTTAGTTTAAATTTCCCTGATAGCTGCTTGTTTAATGTCTTATAAATCGCTGATATTCGTTTTTAAATGAATCAAAGTTTTTGTCATTTTTCGATGGTAGCGTTATACCTTGTTGCGCTGCATCTGCTTGTATTTTATTTAGAAACTCAGCAAATTCATTCGTCTTTAAAGTAGACGTTTGACCTCGTTTGAAGTTTCCGTTAATATCAAAAAGACATCGTTCAGGCAGAAAAGTTTTGCAGTAGTATTCGTAAAATTCGCTTGGTTCGCTTCCTGATTCTGATAAACAACCAAACCACATCCACATCAACGCATTTTGGTCTATATTCCTTTCTGGCTTATCAAACACGAACGTATGACTTCCGTTTTTAAGAAGAAGTAACCCTTTTGCAACCTCGTTATAAAACCAAGGTTCGTTTGGAATTACTCCGTCTTTTTTTATGAATTTAATAGGTTTCATTTTGAAATAGTAACTACCACACTTGTAGTTGATGTTTTGTAAGGAGGATTTACTTCGTACATTTCCCCAGATTCAGAATCTATGTAGTCAAATGGCTTTTTCTGTGCTTGCATGAACTTTTCAAAAGCTTTCTTTTGTTCTGTAAGTTCATCAATTTGTTGGCAAATACGCTCGTATTGCTGATGATTGCAATTTTCGTAATGCCATTTTGCACCGACTTCTTTAATCTGGAATTGTGCGTTGTGTTCATTAAAAGTTTTCTGCCCAAATTTCTCAGCTTCATTTAAAACAGCTTCTTTAAATTCAGGATCAGAACGAATGTCTTTTACAACCTTTTCCATGCACGCCAATTGAGCTTCGGTATGAAGTGGGTTTACATATCCGTCTAAAGCGTTTTTAACCATCTTAGATACAAAAGATTCTATCTCACTTTTTGTCTCTGGAAACATAGCCACTAGGCTACTTACTGTTTGTTCGTTGTTCATAATTTTATTTTACTTGTTTTGGAAATTTTAAACCCGCCTTTCTAAGTGATTCTGTAAAGTTTACATCGCTTTGCAACCCTACATATTTAGTCCATATAGTAGCCATTTCAGCTCTGCTTTTTGCGTTGTCCATTTCGTCAATAGCTTTGTTTACATCCAAGAAAGACGGTTTATTAATCGGAGTTAATTCAGATTTTGCATCGTATTTTGTCCTGTCTTTTTCAAAATATATATCTGCACCCATTCCAAGAGCCTTACATGATACAGAAATAGCATCGGTTAGAGCCATTTTAAAGCATTCATCGCTTTGATACATGCCGTTCTTTTCTTTTGCAACGAAAGAAGAGCCACCAACACCGGGAATGCCATCGCTCCACTCATTATCTACCTTTATAAATAAATCAATTGTTACAAATGCAGAAACTTCATCGTTGCACCCTTTTTCAAGCTTTTGAGATGTTATTATATATTTCCATCCAATGCCACAGATTCCGAATGTGTCAGTAAGTGTTTTAATTCTCCACATTGGGTTAATGTCCGTCATTCCGCCAATACGACCCCCTGTTATCTTTTTCTTTGCTTCTTCTGGAACTATGCGTATTTTGTTATAAATTTCTAAGTTTTCCATTTTTGTTTATTTTATTCGGATAGCCAAATAGACTATCCGATGGGTTTAATTTAATCACCAAGTTGAAAAAATGGGCTTTTGAAGTAATTTTCATTATTACAAAATCGTTCCCAGTCTTTTAATAACTGTTCAAAATCTTCAAGAACTAGACAGTGAGCATCGGATTGACTTGCATTCAATTTATGAAGTAATTCTTTTGGGTTGCAATCAAAGCACCATAATCCAATAGATTAATCTTGAAAGTGCTTCAATTGTTTTAGCTCCTCAATATCTAAAATCTTATCTGCTATGTAAGAAAAATAGTCAGAAATAATAGCCTCAACAGAATCTCCTAATTCGCCACACGAACCTATTCCGTAAAGCGTTTCAGATTCATCATTTAAGGCTTCGATAATCTTATTTTTTAATTCATTCATAATATTGTTATTTTGTTATTAATTTTAATGCACTATTTAACTCATTTTGCAAATTCAGAATTTCAGTGATTAAATCCTGATTTGATTCTTTGAAATGGTCAGGAAAGAGCTTTCTATACTCGAACCTATTAACTGCCGAAACTAATTGTATTGAGATGTCTTGAATTGTTTCCATTATCTAAAGTTTTGTAGCGAGTTTTCTGTATCTTGAATAGCTTTCTTTTCTGCTTGCATTGCTTCTTCACAATCTGAGCAAAGGCCGTATTCATTTAATTTTGAACTTGGATATTTATCACCGCAATTCTCGCATTCATCAGAGAATTCCCATAATAAGTCTTCTAATTCATCTGATTCAATTTGTTCATTAATTTCTTGTTGTGTCATAATGTTTTTTCTTTATTACTCCGTAAAATTACTGTTTCTTTTGCACGTACGCAAACAATATAAGTTAAATGTTTGAATTATTTTATTAGTCCGACATATTCCATTAATTTAACTACAATTCTATAAGAAGGGTTTTTGATTTCTCCTTTGTAATATCTGCACAAAGTAGAGTGATTGATGCAAATTTCTTTGCACATTTTATGTTGGTTGATTTTAAGCTCAACACAAACTTTTTGTATTTTCTGTATTTCTGTCATTGTGTTTATTTTAATAACGTTCAATTTTAATTAACTTTAGTAATTCTTCTCTATCGTGTAGTTTTGAATTATCTACATAATCATATTTGTAAATGATATTTGTTACTCCTGATTGAATCAAATGTTTTAAACAATTATTACAAGGAGAATGTGTACAAAATAAAGTAGTATTTTCAAGAGAAATACCTTTTTTAGCAGCATATGAAATTACATTCATTTCTGCGTGAACTTCAAAAGCCATTGACCATTTGTGATGTAACTCTCTGTTTTCTTCATTTGATAAGTCTAAATCTTTAAATTTATCAGAACAGTTTAAAAATCCTGAAATAGTACCATTGTAACCTTGCAAAATTATTCTGTTATCTTTTACGACTACAGCACCAACTTTATATTTTACACAGTTACTTTCAATAGCCGTTCTTTCGGCTATATCCATAAAAAGAGATGAATAATTTTTCATAATTTATCCTATTAAAGTTCTTACTAAAAAATAACTAATAATTAAAACCAAAGCACGATTGATCCATTTCTGGTCGTTGCTTTCCATTTTTGCTATCCAAAAGATAATAAACCAACACTTTATAGCGATTAGAAGCTTTAAAATTCGTGATGGCTGCAATTTAATTGAGTTGATTAACTCCTGTTCGGGAAGCAAAGCAATGTCGTTTAAATCCTCGATTGATATACTGTTGTCAAACCATTTAATTTGAGCTAAACAAGGTGCTCCATTTAATCCGATTAGCTCGATTATACGCCCTTGTTTATTAGTTTCTTTACTGTATATTTTATCTGTTACTTTCATTGTGTTATTTATAAGGATTGAATTCTTCTGTTACGGAAATAAATGGCTCTGATTCATCCATAAGGTTGAAATGCCATTCTATTAGCTTAAGAAATAAGTCTATTTGATAACCGACACTAAGTGGCTGCCTGTATGGGTGACTCATAACCTTTCCAAATCTTCTAAATTGCTCAGAATATGAAAATGTTATTATACCATCATCCATATTTGTATAGGGTTCTGTGTATTCTACATTATGCGTGCTGAACTTATCTGACTCATTGTAAGATACCCTAATTACTTTCATACTTAACGTTGCGTAGGTAAGTCCAAGCGACTGCTCCATTTCTAGCAATTTTATCATCGGCACAAACGTTTCGCCATTATGCGTGATTGGTTTGGTTAGGTCGGAAAGAGGGCGGAGGATAGGAATAATACCCTCAATAGCTGGTTTTGCTCCTCCAAGAGTTTTATAGCTATATAAAAGACCATCTTTAGACCACTGTTCAATCCCTATTATTTTGTCAATTTGATTACCTACATAATCCTTTCTAAAATCTATTATTTCACAATAAATCCCAGTGTGCAAACTTGCACCTAAAAATTGTTGTTTGTTCATATTAATACCTCCTACTTTTCATTCGTTTTTTATACTCACGAAATTTTTCTCCTGCGAACTTTTCTTTTTTATAAGCTCGATGTTCTTGAATTCTTGGCGGAATAGCAAGTAATAAAATTGCTATAATTCCTAAAATGCTGAAAATTAAGTTTTCCATATTATTTGATTTTTAAAATTATTAATAAAATTACTCCAAAAATAACTAACAAGATAAGTCCTAAAATAAGGTGAGAACTGAGTAAGCAAAGACCTACTACGCCAAAAATTGTTGAAAATATCTTTTTCATGAGTTTAATTGTATTTTACAGCCATTTCACGAGATATAAAGAAATGTATTCCAGTTGAGCATTCATTGAACCTATCATCATCAAAATCTAAAACATCATTTATCTTGCCTATATGATAAATAAATGATGATGATTTATTTGAACGTACAGCATTAGTATCTGATTTTGAACCATCGAAATTTTGAATATCTAAACATAATGCTTTAGAACATCTACATTTTAAAGTTGTCGCTGAGCTTCTTTTAGCATCTTCACAAACTTGAAGCTTGACAATGTATTTACCGCATTTTTTCCAAGCAATAAAAGACCCTTCGGATGGACATTGACACAATAAGAATCCAGTACTTTCATTATGGTCTGCACGTCTCAGGTCTGCACCGCTCAGGTCTGCACGTCTCAGGTCTGCACCGCTCAGGTCTGCACCGCTCAGGTTTGCACGTCTCAGGTTTGCACGTCTCAGGTCTGCACCGCTCAGGTCTGCACGTCTCAGGTCTGCACCGCTCAGGTATGCACGTCTCAGGTCTGCACCGCTCAGGTTTGCACGTCTCAGGTCTGCACCGCCCAGGTCTGCACCGCTCAGGTCTGCACCGCTCAGGTTTGCACGTCTCAGGTTTGCACGTATCAGGTCTGCACCGCCCAGGTCTGCACCGCTCAGGTTTGCACGTCTCAGGTCTGCACCGCTTTTAATAGCTTCTAATAACGTGTTTTTAATAGAATTGTTTTCACATTCTAACTCAAATAATAAAGAACCCCAAATCGATTTAATTGATAATTTTGTTTTCATAAGTGTATTTTTTTAAAAGATTTTTTATTCCTGAATAATAAATTTGCCCAACTTTAAAAGTAAAAAGAATTGCTGGGATAAGATAGATTGCTAAAAATATTGTTGTTTTCATAAGATTGACTTCGCCGTGTTGTCGAGGGCTGAATGATTAATTATAGTATTTTTCCTAATGCAACGCCGTGAAGAAACATTTTAAAAGCGTTGTTTGCATTTCCATCACAGTAGTATATTTGTCTGTTCCAATTTTCTTTTTCTTCGCGCTTCAAACCTTGACTTCCCATTGAAACTAAACTTTTTGCGTTTTTTTCGAACATGTCCATTATTTCATAAAATTCTTTTGTAAATAACATGACTGTATTTTTTAATTGTTTGTTTTGATTACGATGTAAAAGTACTGCTTTTATTGCATATACGCAAACAATTATCGTTAAAAGATAGAAATACACCGAAAGTTTAACTTTTCAGACGAAAAATATATGTTTTATGGTAGATTATCCGAAAATAGTTTCTATATTTGCAGTCACAAATCGGGCGTGCAAAACCTGACTTGTTCAGATTTCCGCCCGATATAAAATTGACGACACAATTGTTTGTTTTAAATTAATCGCTACGGAGCTTTGCACGCCCTCTGTAGCGATTTCTTTTATAAGTCAAGTGTCCGTTCGAAGAAATTGTTTTAATATCATAGAAGAAACCATACACATGACAGGGTGAAGGGATACTGGTAACAGTGAATACAGCCCGTATGGATGCAAATAAATTGCATAATGTGTTCTACTTTTCGGATTTATTCTAAGAAAAGATATTGATGGGGCGACAGGCGACTGACGAATCGTTTATAATATAAAATCCTGCTGTGAAATTTAAACATTTTGCAGTAGGGAATTTTATATCTCAAAAACTCTGGCTCTTTCTGAATAGTTTATACATTTTAAATATAAATATTATGAATATTACTCACACAGAACTTTGTAATTTAGGTGCAAAATGGTTAAAATATAACAGACTGATAAAATGGAACAAGCCTAAATATGTCGCTGTTGAAATATGTTGTCAAATACCATGTGAGCCCGACATTTTTGGTTTTGGATGTTATAAAACACAACAGATTGAAGTAAAAGTATCAAGGAGTGATTTCTTAGCAGATCTTAAGAAGAAACATAGAATTAATTCATCCGATGATGTTGGTGACTATAGAAGCTATTTATGCCCTTCCGGATTAATTAAAGAAAAAGACTTGCCTTTCGGATGGGGTTTACTTTGGGTTGATGAAAATAATAAAATAACCGAAATAGTCAAGCCAACCCAAATGGACAAATGCAGTTATTTTGAAATGAATATAATTTATTCAATTATGCGTAGGTTAGAAGTTAAATCACAAATTTTTAGTTTCAAAAACCATAAGTAGTTTTTAATATAAATAATCATAAAATTTACACAAAACATATTGTATATCAAAATAAATGAGTAAATTTGTCATTGAAATTTGATGAAGTTTATTTGAAAGTATGCAAGACGAGGGTTCGACTCCCTCCACCTCCACATCGTGCCAGTTACATGTTAGCTAACCCGTCGCTTTAGTACGGTCGCTCGAAAGAGCATAAGGGGGTGTTTGGTTTTGATTGCACACAGAGTAGGATAGAAATAGAATTTCAAAAGCTATAAAAGGCAAAACTATCAACTTTTTTAGACCAACGTTAAGAATGGCGGTGTAAGACGAGACTTGGGGAGTGCGAAAATCTCCCCTACTTTTTAAAATGAGTAAATTTGTGGATAAAATAAATAGTTATGGAAGCAAAAGAATTAAGAATTGGAAATTTATTAAAAATAAACGATTTGTTTGTTTCGGTAAATAGAATAGAATCAAATAAATTTTGGTGTACACATAAAGAAATATGGTTTTTCCAAGGCGAAGAAACATCCCCTATTCCACTAACAGAAGAAATACTTTTAAAGTGCAAAGGAATGTTTAAATCGGAAAATCAATTATCAATTGATAGGTTTGTATTGTCTTTTCAACAAAAGTATAATTTTTGGTACGTATTGGATTCAATTAGTTTAACATACATATCAAAAATTGAATTTTTACACGAATGGTTAAATTTATATTTCTTTTTGAATGGAGAAGAAATTGAAATAAATCTATAATAGTGAGACGAATTTCTAAAAAGCAACAATCAAAGAACTTAATTTTGTCAAAGATTAAAAAGTCATTGATAGATGAAAGCGGATGTACTTGCCGGATATGTGGAAATTACGGAAATGATTTGATGCATTTAATGCCAAAAAGCATATTCCCTGAATACTACACAGAGCCAAGAAATTTGATTATAGGCTGCCGCAGCTGCCATCAAAAGTATGACGATGATGTCTGGTATAGAAAAATGCAAACAATCCTAATTTCGCAATGTAGAGAATTTGCTTTAGAATGCGATGTCAATAGATATTTTGATTTGTAAATTATTCAAAAATATAAACTTTAAAATAAACATTATGAAATATACAACAGCATTTTTAATTAGTATTATTTTCGCTCTTTGTATTGCGATGGAAATAAACTACGAAACACACAAAGAACTGCAAAAAGTACATATTGAGCTTGACGAATCGATTTATAAGGCTGGATATTTGGATGGCGTAAAAGCATATCAAGATAGCCTTAAATTTGATAAAACAAGATTTAGTAATGATTCAACCGAACTTTTTAAATACTTAAAATAAACACAATGAACTGGTCACATGATTTCAATAACAACAGAGAACTAACAGAAGTGCTTGTTATTCCTATTGAAGAGCTATCCGCTATAAGTCATATACTCGTATCTGAGCTATCAAAAAAGAAAGTAAGGTACATGAGATTATTTAACTCAAAAGGTGTTGACAAAGGACGCAAACACACGCTTAAGAAGCTAAAGAAAGAAATTGATTTATTATCTAACATTTGTAGTCGATTTATATGAAATTTATAAAGGAGTTAATAAGTCGTTGGAGTTATCCAAAACCAATGGCGAGGCAATACATACAGCAAGGTAGCGGAATAACTGACAGATATACTATGCACCGTATATGCGTATCTATTGCAGTACCTACAGGCAACTATATTCAACCAATAGAGCAAACTAAAGAAACTATTGCTTTACTATTGGCTAAAGAAATTGTAAAAGAAGATATAATGCAGCTAAGATACTCTGAGCAGATAAATAAATACACGAAGAAAGAAACTTATTATATCTATGTTGCTAAAGAACTAATAAAAGATGTAGTAAGCATATCAGGGCAGGATGTTTGTCAAGAACATACAACATACAACAACAAGAGAACGCATTATTATGATGACAAGTAACGCACAAGTAACACACTGTTTACTGTTAAATATAATAGTTAAGATTAACAAAGGTACTGTGGCAACTTGTTGTGTATTAGGGCAATGCGTTGCAACACCGATTGTTCTATATATTATCCAAAATTTGCTTTTGTGTTACTTGTGTTACGCTTTGAATGTTTTGTGTTATCTTTGTGTTGAAATTAGCAAAAATAATTATGATTCAGAAAGTTGGTGAGTTTGCAAAACGTCTTGGTGTAAAACCTCAAAACATAAACACTTGGGGCAAAAGAGGGAAGCTGTTTATACAAAACGGAATGATTGACGATGAAAATGAAACAAACGTTTTTTTTCTTTCTCAGCGTAAAATCACACAATCAGAAGATGGAACAGTTACAAGCGAACCAATATTAAAAGAAAGCACAAATAATACCGAAAAAGAAGTAAACGAGTACGCAAGTCTATCTCAGGCTAAGCTTAAAAAAGCCATTGAAGATGCTAAATTTGCAAAATTAAGGAATGAAAAGATAAGTGGAAAGTTAGTTTCTACCGATGTGGTTGGTAGATTTACTCAGGAGGTAATCATGAGATATAAATCTGCATTCGTTCAACAAACAGACCAACTACTAAGGGATACGTTAAATTCATTAGGCGTTGAAAACTCTGTACTTACTTCTGCGCTTTCAAGACTTACCGATATAGCCAATGAAGCAAGCAGCCGAGCCGTAATGGAAGCTAAATTTGCAGTAGAAAATAGCATATCTGATTCATTATCTTTGATTAAGTAATATGACTCAACTCGATGAACTTGCAGAACTATTCGACTCCCAAATAACCACTGAACTTCCATCTGAGTGGGCTGCAAAGTATAGGGTTTTAACGTCAGAAGTTACAGCTTTCCCCGGTAGAGCTTCATTAGATCGTTTCCCATATTGGAAAGAGCCGCTTAACAGACTTTCCCCCGATGACCCAACCCGAATAATTACTATCATGGGCGGTGCTCAAATTGGAAAATCAACTAACTTTATAGAGTCAGGAATAGGTTACATTATAAAGAATCATCCCGGAAATATCATTTTAACCGCAGCGGATGAAACTTTGGTTAAAACCGCTATGTCAAAAAAGATAGACCAAATGTTAGCCAACTCTGGGCTTCGCTATCTTATCCGACCAAATACAATCAAAAAAAAGAATCTTAAGACTGGAGATACCGACACCTTAAAAGAGTTCCCCGGTGGATCATTAATGGCTCAGTCTATAAAGGCGGTTGATAAAGTTAAACAAAACTCCTTCCAGTATGGTTTCTTTGATGACTTCGAAGCTGCCACACGTTCAGAAAAACAAGCTGGTGATATTGCATCTCTTTTAATGATGCGTTTTAACTCTTTCAAAGATAAGATGAAAATATGTTTCATCTCAACCCCAGAGATAAAACAAACGTCTGTTATTGAGCCAGCATTCTATCAGGGAGACCAAAGATACTATTTTATGCCATGTCCTTGCTGTGGCGCTTATATTCGTTATGAGTGGTACGCTAAGATAGAAGGTGAAGAAAAGATTCATGCAGGGGTTGTATTTGAAAAAGATTCAAATAATAACTTGATTGAAAACTCGGTTGGTTACGTTTGCCCAGAATGTAAAGAATTTTTCACCGAAAAACACAAAAGGGAAATGCTTAACAATGGTATTTGGAAACCTACAGGAACTCCTTCACGCCCAGACTGGAAAAGCTATCACATATCAGGGTTATACTCTCCACCCGGATTCTTCGACTGGACACACCACGCACGCCAATGGTTAAAGATATTTCCACAAGGCGGGCAGGTACGAGAAAGAGAGCTTCAAGTTTTTAATAATCTTGTTCTTGGTTTAACTTACGAAGAGCGAAAGAAAGAAATTAACTCCTCTTTAATATCTCGAAATTTAAGGGATTACGAAATATGTACTATACCTACTAATATCTCTGTAACCGATGGAAATGGTAAAATAATACTTCTTACTTGTGCATGTGATTTGAACGGTACAGAAGACGACGCTCGTATTGACTACGAGGTTTTAGCGCACTCAATGAACGGAAGTACTTATTCTATCGATGCCGGAAGTATCGGTTCTTTTCAGCGTGGTATTTCAAAAGAACAAAGAGAAATTAAAAGCTACACTCACGGTTCAGAGAATTCAGTTTGGACAGACCTAACTAAGATAATCAAAAAAGAGTACATAACACAAGATGGTGAGATTCTAAGAATAGCTATTGCCGGTATTGATACAGGTTATTTCACACAAATAGCTTATCAGTACATTGATTTAGAAATTACGGGTATTAATCTTGTCGGATTAAAAGGTGATAGTGAAGAAAAAAAGAGAAACGTCTCAGCAGATACGCCTTGTTTTAAGGAATCACGGGAACGTGTAGGGCTTTATTTGGTACAATCAAACCAAATAAAAGACACATTATCCGAATTTATGAAGTTAAAATATTCAAAAGGGTATAATCAACCTGCTGGATTTATGAATTATCCTAGTCCATCAGATGGAAAGTATGATTACAGATACTTCGAGCAATACGAAGGAGAACAAAGAAAACCAATCGTTTCGGCTACTGGCATAGAAATAGCCTACATGTGGGAAAAGAAAACCCAACAGTCAAAAAATCACTTTTGGGACTGTTTCGATAAGCATACTGAGGTAATGACAGAAAATGGGTGGATGTTATTTAAAGACTTATCAGAAAATTGTAAATTAGGGACTGTAAATTTAGATACAAGTAGTATTGAATTTCAAACTCCAAGCTGTCTTATAAGCAAACAATATACCGGAAATATGATTTCTATTCAAGGGAATAAAACAAGCATTGTTGTTACTCCTACGCATAGGATGGTGGCTCATAGGAAATATAGTGGTAAGATGTCACAAACTCCCGAAATCGTATTGGCGAAAGACTTAAAAATAACAGATAATCTATTAATGACCGGAGAAATAAATCGAGCAGGAAATGAGTTTTATGTTATTCCTGAATTAAAAAATAAATTTGGGAATTTAATTGCAGATGAAAAGAGAATCCCATCTAAAATATGGGCTGCGTTTTTAGGGTTGTATATTTCAGAGGGCAGTCGCTCTAAAAATTACCAAGAAAAAAGAGGTAGTTTTTCTCATAGAGTGCAAATAAATCAGAACAAAGGGCAGAAATATGATAAAATGAAAATGATAATCGAACAATTACCATTTAATTTTAATGAGTGTAAATCTAAAGGAGAGCACGAAAATTACAATTTTGTGATAACTCAAAAGCAGTTATATTTAGAACTTGAAAATTGCGGCAGCACTTGCTATACAAAAAAAGTTCCTAGCTGGTTAAAAATTCAAAGTAAGGAAGTCATTGAAGAATTTTTGAAATATGCAGTATTAGGAGACGGATATGTCAATAAAAAAGATGGACATACTAAATATTATACAACAAGCAAACAATTAGCAGATGATATGCAATATCTTGCTGTATTAGTAGGATTTCAAACTACTATGAGAAGCTTTATTCCTCCCAAGTGTAATATAAACAGATTGACTGAAAATATGGTTATGCAGCATCATATTTCATTTAATAAAAGAAAAGTAGCGGGACTAAGAAAAAATAACGATACAAAAAGTGCATCCCTTATTAATGAGATGCACTATGATGATATGGTTTACTGCGCTACTGTTCCAAATGGAACTTTAATATTAAGACGAGATAATAAAACTTTTGTAGCTGGCAATTGTCGGGTTTACAATATGGCTTTGCGCGATATTTTTGTTAAGACAGTTTCAAAATCAATCGGAAAAACTATTACTTGGTTGGAATTTTGCGAACTGATACAATGAACTATTCAATTTTTATCTGCCTCATCATTTCACCCTTTTTCTCATAATGCTCTATCATTATTTTACACTGATGTGTATGATTTAATTCGCAATTATAATGAATATCGTCCCAATGGTCTTTTTTATTTATTGTACATGTAGGGCATGGATTATTTTTTTTGTGCCATTCTTCGATAGGCTTATAAGCAATACTCCATTTTTGATTGTAACTATCACGTTTATCCCATTCTGTAGTTAGATAGTTTCTGTTTTCTTCGTCACGTACATATTTTATTGGAATACTCCACCAATCACTTTTAAATGATGCATTGTGTTCTTTCATGTAACTCAGAATCTCATAAATCTGAAACATGAAATCTTCACAGCTAACTTCATGATAATAATCTCCCTCTTTATTTTCGGCAGAAATATCATATCCTAGAAATCCTTCGTCACCTCTATATGTTTCGATTTTTATATTTCTATCGTAACCATACGAGCAAAGTAAAATTTTAAATACATCTTGGTTTGTCATTTTATTTTTTTTCAATTACTTCAATAAAATACTGTTTACCTCCGTTTTTCACAATATGATTGCTGGGAAGTTGGTTATTCTTTATCATCCGAAGTATTGTATCGGTTGATTTTACTACACCACAAATCGGGAAAGCCTGCGCATACTCTTTTACGGTATAATTCATAGAGCAGTATTAGTTTAATGAACGGTCATGTTCATATTTGTCCTGCTTTCCAAAATACACACACTTTTTGTCTTTCCTGAATTTGCCAAAACACATGACTCTAAACAAATGTTTTTCGGTACACTTTTTGGCTAATAAGCAGATTGTACACGGTCTTACACTCTCGTTAGTAACTAATTTACACTGAATTTTTACACCGTCAAATGTGGTCTTTTCGTCTACTGCAATGAATTTTTCTTCTTTCATAAATTTACGTTTTGCGTTTTATGTTGCAAATGTATAAATTTATTTTTATATGACAATGCAAAAAGTAATATATTTGTCGAAAATAATTTTATGTTCTACGATAACCCTGCTGCGTATATAGGTGCTGCTCCCGATGTGGAAGCGAGGATTAATAGATTAACGGCTGTTATCGAGGCTTTAGAAATGTGCTCATTGAATGCTGCAAGCAATGGTGAGATTTCAGGGTATCAGTTTAATGATGGTCAAAGTCAGATAAATACAACTTACACCTCAATTACTGAGATAACAAAATCAATCATCATGTATGAAGCTATTCGAGAAAGATTAATCAATAGAGCAACAGGACGAGCAACTATTTTAAGGGACGCAAATACATTAGTTAAGAGATATTGGTAATGGGAGTAAAGAGTTATTTTGCAAAAAAAGCTGAAGGTAAGGCTGAAAAGGTTGCCACCGCACTTTTTAAGCAGATGGGATTCCCTTATTATAATAATAACGCTCCCA